CATTGGTTTTAGGGTACGTTCGAGTAGAGCAAGTGTTGTTCCGACAGGTGCGTTAGCACTCATGTCAGAGATGTTCATATCCGAGATCGCCCCCAAACGTCGGCCTTCTTCGGTAATCTGCTTCAATAATGCAAGAAGTGTTTGGCTAGGCTCTTTGTAGGGCAGCGGCATAATATTGTCGCGTATACTGCCAGACGGTACATCTACATCACGGAATTCGCCGGGACCAATCGGTGTGTCATCGCCCTTAACTCGTAGTCCGCGAGATTTGAGACCACCGGGGAGATTGGATAGGCTTCCAGCGTCAACGAGCTGACGTATAAGGCTAGTACCAGCTTTAGCATAGCCACCGATAATGTGAATAAGTCCGAGTCCATAAAATCCAAATCCGGGGACGTACACATAATGTACAAAATGTTGACGCTTAAGCGTCAGAATATCGTCAGGGTTCCAGTTACGGCGGATAGCAAGTACCTCTCCTGTACCCCTCTCAAGCGTTACCACATAAGGCTTTGCAATTTGTAGCCCGTCATAATCTCCCTCTTCATCTGCACCATCTACACCGTCAATAATCAGATCAGCGTGGACCTCAAGTATGGTGTAGCGGTCGTCAGAAGTAAGAGAAACGCCAGACTGCTCTGCCTTAGCTTCTTCAATATCCGAAAAAAACGAAACGGGATCACCTAACTCTACTTCTCGGTAGAACCCAGCAGCCTGTAGCTTGATTATCTCGTTCTTTGTCTTACGCATTACATGCGTGACGCGCTCCGCAGACTCAATATTAGAGGCGCCGTAGGGGACAATTACATCTTCAGCGGGGATATATACGGCTACTTGGCGCCCTATATTGGGGTCAAAATACACCTTTTTGAAGGCTGAACCAGCTAATCCGAGGCTATATAGCATACGCTCGTGTTCGGGGCGGTATTCTACCATAACTTCTGTAAGTTCGTAATTCATATCCGTTTTAACACGGAGGGCTGCATCTTCTTTATCCTTAGTGACTTCACCAAGAATCTTAGTCTTAACAGGACCGGCAGCGGGGAAAGTCTCACTCATGGCTTCGGCTTGGAACCGGATAGCGGCTTCCGCCAAAATGTTACTGTATACACCACAAGAGTTTTCCCAAGGCTCCGTACGCTCTTCGTAGTTAAAACCAATAACATCAAGGCCCTTTACATAGCTGTCAGCCCAGTCACGGCGGGCAGCCATATCACCTTCGATAGCTTCGCAGAGATCACTGGAAATAGACTGGAGTTGTTGGTCGTCAAGATACTCAGCGAGGTTTGCATCGAACGGCGCCATGTCCGCCTCTTCAATTTCTTCGCCAAAGCTAATCTCAACGCTGCCGTCTTCAAGCTCTACCATCACGGGCAGGTCTTCGTCAGAGACAACTTCAATACCTACCATGGCGTCGGGGATCATCTCTTCACCCATCTCTCCCATTAGCTCCCCGTCAATGCCTTCGGGCATTTCGTACAAACCTTTCTCAATAGCCATCTAGAATTCCTCTTTTCCCCACTTCCCTATCGGGCACTGGGCTTTTGTAAAAAACACTTTAATGGGCATTATGCACCCGCATTTCTTGCACTGGTTGATTTTCTGCCTGAACTCTGGGCACTCTTGGCATATGTTAAGCCTTTTGCCTGCCATCTGCTTAACTTCAGGCGAGAACAAACGAAAGTTTTTCCGTATCCAACTTTCGGACTTAGGGTCTATCTTATCCATTAGTAATATCCGCCGCGTCGTCTGTAGAGAGGTTCTTCTTCAACCTCGTCTGTCGGTAGTGTGATAAATCCGCCCTGCCTAAACCGCATAAGCGCCATAACTGTTGAGTCGACCAAATCGTCGTGAGACATGAATGGAAAGCCAGCGACCTCCTCCACAACTTCCTCTGCCCACCTTGTCTGTGGAACCCAAACTAAACCCGACATTACTATATCAGCAACTGAGTTCAAGCGTGCAGTTTTATCTCCAGAACCTCTATGTGGTGTATATTCTTGCACGATCAGACCCATTCTGCGAAGTTCTTGATACAACGCTGTACCGCTGCTCTTTTTCTCCACAATAAACGCATCTGGCTCCCACTCGTTATATAAGTCTAAAGAGAGTTGCTTTAGCTCGGGGAACTCCACCCGCTGCTTAACAGAGTTGAGCAAGATTATATTATACCCCTCGCTCCCCCCTAGGGACTCTTCCGACACACCGCCCTCATTGTAGAAAACACCCCAGATGGTAATCGCCGTAAAGTCAGCCCTGTTATGTTTCTCGGCTGCGGCGTCCAACGACATAATCACATACTCGCACTTAGGCGGGTCTTCATGAGGCCACTGCCTCCACCACTCTCGCTTTACAAGGGCGGCTTCTTCCGCTGTCGGTTGTTGTTGGTACTGGGCGTTCCACTGAAATAGCGGCATTGAGGCTTTGGTGCGGTGTAAGGCTTTTAAATCAAAGAACTCAGGCCACAGGGGTTTTTCTTGAATTACGGTCGTCTCGCTCTCACCGCTCCCCATCTTCTTCTCTATCTCTAATATTGCGGGGAACTCGACCACTTCGTACTTATCAGCCAGCTCGTTCATGGTCATATCGCGCACCACGCGACCCGTTAGGTCGTCCAAGTGCCACCTAGTCTGGATAATAGCGACGCGGCCACCGGGCATCAAACGAGTACGTGCTCCGTAGGTGAACCATTCGTAAGCCTTTTCGAATACATCAAAGTTCCCGTTAATAACGTCTTGTTCTGAGTGCGGGTCATCTACGAGGAGCAAGTGGGCACCACGACCAGCAATCGACGAACCAATACCACAGGCGTAGTACTCGCCGCCCAAATTAGTGTTCCAACGCCCTGCCGACTTTGAATCCGACGCTAGCGCGACGTTTGGGAAAATCTTTTGATACTGAGGGCTAGAAATTAAGTTCCTCACCTTACGACCAAAATCCACAGCGAGGTCAGTAGTGTGGGACACCATCATCACCTTCATCGTCGGGTTGCGCCCCAAGAACCACGCTGGAAAATAAATAGAGACTAGCTGTGACTTGCCGTGGCGTGGGGGGATGTTTACACAAATACGGTCCTTACCCTTGTCCCCCTCCGGGCCGTCCTCTCTTTCTGTCCCATCCTCATCCAAAACCCCTTTTTCGATTTGCATCAGTAGGTTGGCTAGGATGCGGTGATGTTTTCCTACCTTATAGTCCGGCTGCATATAACAGCAAAAGTCAATCAGGTCTAGCTGCGCGGCCTCGATCTTAGTCTGTTCCTCTAAGCTATCTAGCAGCTTGTTGATTTCAGCCTGTTCTTCGGGGCTATAGGTATCTAAGTTGTCCAGCATGAGCTGGATGTCTTCGTAGGAAAACGGGACTGTAGTATCTATCACAGCGTTAGGCATCGTCGTACTCCGCCTCTTCGTCTTCTACCGCCTCATAAACCCCATCGGCGTTCTGCTTGAGCGTTTTTAGTTTTTCTAGCTTCTCGCGTAGCTTTTCTTGGACATCTCCGCTGTTTTGGTGGGTAACAGTCAGTTCTTTGCGCTCTGTGAACAACCCAACGTCTGTAATCTTGCCCAGTAGCTCCAAAGCCCGCAGTCTGACACGAGGATCGGCGTTTTCTGTTTCCAGTATCAACTTGTTTGTGACCAAATTGCGTATTTCAGCGGCGTGAGTAGCTACGATCTGACCAAATTCTTTAAGAATATCACTGGTTTGTACAAGGACCGCAGGCGTCAGGGTACTAGCACGGTTGTTGTTTACCGTCTTCGATACCTTTTCGGGGTCTTTGGCGTAGGAGGCAACTAGGGTAGCGGCGATTTCTTTGTCTTCATCGTCTGGAGTAAGGTCTAAGCCATGCTCTTCTAGCATTCTAGCGGTGTTACACGCAGCCTCCGCGCGGGCGCGCAGTTCCATATATGAGTAATCTGGAGGTATTTCTACCCCGAAGTCAGGGCTGATGACTAAAGTCATTAAGTTTTTACCTACATGCAAGCCTTTAGAAGGCCGAGTGAGCGCAGTATACAACAAAAAATTTGTTTAGCAACAGTAGGTTGGGACTCCTATGGGGGGTATTTCCATATATAAGGGGGGTGGGGGGTCTAGGAGGGCAAAAAATAAACTTAGGGGTACCCGGGCTTAAGTACACTAAAACCAAAATAGTTACTCGTCATTCGTGCAAATTAGTATAGATATACAAGCTAGGAGTCCCTTGTCAGCTAATGCCCTCCCCCCTAGGGGGTGGGGTGCGGCGCTAGGCGATTTTAGGCGTTTTCTCGCGCGAGTCCCGTGCAATTTACACGCCGCGTGTAAATAACTAGGCGAAAGTTCATAAAACGATACAAAAGTTCAGCAAAGTATAACCACGGCGCTATACTTAAAAGTGTCGGAATTCACCGACATCAATTAACTAAAAGGAAATATATCATGACACAAGTAACTGTAAACAAGACTGGAATCGCCGCTGAGATGGACAAGGTAGCACAGGGCATCCGCGAGAAGTGCTGTCTCGATCTGCTAGGCAAGGCATTCAAGAGCGAGGCGAAGTATGAGACAGACCGTAAAGAGTGGATACTCGGCATGCACAATGCAGGAATGCGCGCTAGCGATCTACAAGACAAGACTCGCCCCGAGCACCACATAATTCACGCGGAATGGGGCGCGAATAAACTCACTGGTCGCGATGCTACACTGTACAAGATCACAGTGACCAGTCACGCGAAAGAGTTGAACGAGGCAGATAAGAAACAGCGCACAGCGTTACGAAAGCGTGGCAATTCGTGGATCGATAGGGTAGTCGCCGATCTTAGCGCTATCGAGAATCCGACACTGGCAAGCGACACTAGCCTTGGCGCGAACTCGAGCGGTAAAGAGAAGTACGAGCGAATCACTCGAGTTATGGCATGCATGCACACTGCACAGCGTATCCTTGGCGAGGGGTCTGAGAAGGATGATCTAGACAAGGTCGAGCGCGAGTTACTCGCCGCCTTCACATCGCTGATCGATGCAACGCGCGCTAGTTCGCAGTCTGCGAAGTCGGAGTTCGACAAGTTCGCGAAAGGAACGCTCACTGGCAAGATCACGATTGCCAAGAAAAAGTAAACTTACCGCCGCCCTGAAAGGGGCGGCACCTACAATGGAGTATCTAACATGCACAAACTTAAAACGTTAATCCGCAACGTACGTAAATCATACCGAGAAGACTTGGCATTGTTCGACCCGGAAGCTGAGGTCTACCCAAGGAATCCTCGGAAGCAATGGGTGCCAGATGCTAGAACAATTAACCTCACTCACATAATAGCTATTCACCCCACTAGTCGCTCGCCTCGTGACCCTCTCTTGGCTATACCGGGCGAGAACTACTTCGGCAAGAACGCCTTCAAATAACCTACAGGGGAGGGGAGCGCAAGCTCCCCAAACCCTTTGATACC